TACCTGTAAAAGCTAGGATAAGTGGTATAGATACTAGGATAGTCAACCACTCGTCTTTCCACGAAGAAGCTGAGGCTTTAGCCATAGTGTTATTCCACTCCATTTCACCATTAGCTACTTTTCTTTTAATTTCAGCATCAGCTTTCACTTCAACCAGTTTGGCTTCTTGTTTAGCTTTAGACTGTTCTACCTTTCCTTTGACAAAAGTAGAAGCTAATCCAACAAGTGGTGTAATTAAGTTAAGCATTTATTCTCCGAATAAAAAGCACAGGTCGCCCTTATTATCATACTAAGAAATGTGCTTCTTAATATTCGTAAGTAATATACTACTACTTCTTCTACTTACTTACAATCTGTTTAAGAAGGTCTTGATTATATCATACTTTTTAATAAAAGTCAAGTCTTTTTTGCCCTTTATGTTAAAATAATTTGGGGGGCATCTTTCAAATCTCACTTTTTTGTATCTGGGTGGGTACATATACATAGCGTGTGCCTGCCACTCCCCCCCACCCCCTTGAATGCGAATGAGAATTATTATCATTATCATTTGAATATAGCAGAGCTATATCTATTTGACATACCAAATGCGAATGATAAGCATTATCAATAGCATACGCCCAAGTAAATTTAGATGTTAATGTAGGTGTATGCTGGTGGTAGGCATAACCCTAATTTATCCCCCATAAATTATTGAGCATATAAACCAGTAAACCTTTAAGTATTCTCTAGCATACAGTCAACATTATATCAATATATTTAGGTGACCTATCTGCCCCTTTCAGTCATAATTTAATTACATTTATTTATAATAAACTGTGGTTATTGTTTGACATATTATATAAAACTGTGGTTTAATATTTAGACATTAATAAAGGGGGTTTACCTATGAAAAAAGCACATTTACATTTGATAAAATGGGGTATTGCAAGAGATTACGCGATTGCAGTATATATAGAAGGAGAATACGAAGGTATATATAAAACATACAAAAAAGCTAAAGAAGCAGTAGAAGCTGGAGAAATAGGCTATATTGATTTAGTACCAAGAAAGAGCGTACAAGGTGATATAGAGTACACCAGCTTTGCATATGTTCATGAGTACGACCAAGAGCCAGATGAAATCATTTACGATATGACAGACAACGAAATCGCCAGACAATGGCTTAAAGATTACGAAAAAGAAGCATAAATCAAAACGGGGCAGAGATGCCCCACAACTAAAAAGGTATATATTATGACAAAATTAGAATTTGAAGCGATATGCGGAGAGCTATTAATTGATGTAGAAGTAGCACTAGAGGACTACGATATACAAAATCTTTTAATTGACAGAGTAACACCAAAAGAAATGAAAAAATACATGGAAAGAAATTTTTAAATTTAAACTAACTTAAAAGGGATATATAAAATGAATAGAGTGACCAAAAAAGAATTACAAGAATTAACTGATATGTTAAATGAAAATATACTAAAAGGTAATCACCCGCACGAAACTACTATGTATAGTATAAATAATGCTCCTTGTTATGGTGGTTGGAGTTTAAATAATAATAATGATAGCAAAACAATAGTACGCAGATTACCTCCTAGAGAGTTTAAACGAGTATTACAAGGAATGTTGATAGCCTTTGGTACATACTACAATATTTAATAATTCACTCTGACGATCTGGGTTGGTGACCTAGTGAAACCCCGCAAGGGGTAAGTGATAACCAATTTAATAAAAGGGATATATAAAATGAAAAATTATAAAGTAACTTACGCAGTAGATAGCTTAGATACTAACCCGACTGTTAAAGTATTTGATTGTAGTTATGAGGCAGAGGATTGGATTGACCAGCAAGTAGAAAACGCTGTAAGCTGGCAAGTAGAACACTCGCCCTATTCAATTAGTGAAGATGAGTTAGCAGACTTAAGAGAGATTGAGTTCTCAAATATAAAATATGAGGAGATATAAGAATGGAAGAGTTAAACTTAATGGATATACTGGACGATATTGGGGCTAGTACTGGAGATATAGATTGTATTAACAGGGTACTGGTTCAAATAGAAACTAACAGCACTGGGGAGGAGTCTTAATGGTAACTAAAGGAATAACACACACTGGATCAGATTTAAATTATAAAATTAATAAAGTTATTGACGAGGTATTTACAGACTACTGGAGGCTCGGTTATATTGATAATTATAAATGTAGAAAGATTGTTACCAATGATGAAAAAACTTTTTGTCCTTGTTGTTTGATTGTAAAAAATGAGGATTTTGATGATCGTTTTTAAATCTAATAATTCACTCTGATGAGAGCTAGTTAGTGACTAGCCGAAACCCTCGCAAGAGGGTCAGTGATAACTTAAAAAGGGGTAATATTATGAGTGACTACGAAGAAGCTAAGATGGAGTGGTTGGAAGGTAACTATGGGTCAATAATTGGCTTTGCTGAAGCATATAGAGCTAGAACTAAAGATAACATCATTGCTGAGCGTTCTGAGTGGAATGATGAGGACGAGTATCAGAACGAACAATGGGATTGAAAAGTAGTGTAACTTCACTCTGATGATCTGGGTTGGTGACCTAGTGAAACCCCGCAAGGGGTAAGTGATAACCAATTTAATAAAAGGGAATAAACATTATGAAAAAGAGAACTGTAACAATAAATAAAGCTGATAGTCTTGTATCTATTAAAGTAATAGAGCCTAAAGCAACCTACCCGAGTCCTTTGGCACCTATGCCAGTAATAAAATGCTCTTGGGAAGATTACAAAAAAGGGGGAGAGATTGCCGACTCTAAGGGCAGAGAGGATTAAACCAAACGTAGTGTAAATTCACTCTGACGAGTGCTGGATAGTAACCAGCCGAAACCCCTTTATTAGGGGTCAGTGAAAACTTAAACAAAATGGAGTAATACAAAATGAATAAGAAAGAAGCAAATAAACTATTAGACCAATGTCTAGATTATAGATTACAAGTAGCGAGATTAGAAAAAGATTGGGTCAAAGAAAATGACGAAAAGGAAGCAATAAAAAGAGAGTTTGCAATCTATAAAATCATGACTCACTTTATCAATAATGGAGTAGATGCTGACTTAGCTAAAGTACTAGCTACTGATGCTTATAACGAAGCTAAAGGAGATTTATAACAATGAAGGACTACAAACACATGAGGCTCACTGAAGAGCCTCTCAAAGTAGAATTAAAACACTACTTGATAAGCCTTCTATTATTAGCTATACTATGCATAGACAAAATTTAAAGGAGAAGTAATATGAAAATTGTATCTTGGAAGTTAGTAGCGTTTGATGAAAATGACAATGAGATTAATGTTGACGTTCATAGCAATGATGTAGCAAGTCTTATTGATGATTTTTTAACAGAAGAATTTGAGGAGAGTGAAGATGAGTAATGAAGTAGCTATTATAATACAAACAAAACCAAATCTATCAGAAACGACTGAAGAAAAGTGGGCTATGTTTCTAGCAGAAGTCGCAGGAAATCTTCAGACAGAGCTTGCTTGGACAGAGATATCTTCTGGTATAGATGATATCTGTGGAAATAATGTAAAACTTGATAAGGAGAAAAGGAGGATAACGATACACTTTCCAGATATAAAGTGGTATGGAAGCACCAGTGGTGAAAAGCCAGACTCTTACATGGCGTTGTTTCACAAAGTTGAACGCTATGAAGATTATATTGATGCTATATATATACGAATTGGTGAAGATATAGACGACATGGAAGAAAAATATTATGGCGAAGGGTGGGATCTCGCTTACATAGAACGAAAGATAAATATAATTAAAGGAGAATGACAATGAATGAAGAAGTGTTTGGAATATCAAGAGATGAGATGATACAAAATAGTGTATCTCTTTATATGTATGACTTTGAAAATGCAGAGTGGGCAACAGTTAAGTGTACTGAAGACCTTGATATAGAAATTCTAGTACACTCAGACGGAGAGATTAACGACTCAGGTCACAACTTATTAGTCTTAGTTAATCAACCCTCTGCTAGTATAGAAGATGCTTATATGACAATGTTACACGTTGACTATGATGATTTTATGGGAGAGTTACTATGAATAAATTAGGTTATGTAACTACTACACCTGATACATTACAAAAAGCATTTGGTAAACCTGAAGTGTTGAATGGTGACACTAGTTTGTGGTATGAAGCTAAGTTTTATGATGGTGGAGAGCCTATCAGAGCATACGTTTATCTACTCAATGAAGCTAATGCTATACCCAGACACGACCAAGTGTTTAAGTTTAGCGTAGGTGGTGATAGTGATGCCTTAGACTATGTGTACCAAGCGATTGAAAAGGCTAAAGAGCTATGAATGTAGACCCTAATAGAACTGGTTTTAGGGTTGGTATTCCACTATTACTGCTGGAGTATCCAGACCACCCAGAGCTTTGTCATTTAAGCCAGCGAATTGCTGATATAATAATTATTAAGCTACTGGCTAATAATAACAACAACAATGAAAAGGAAACAATAACATGAGTGATACTTATACTTACTGTTGGGTATGTCCAGCCTGTCAAAAGAAAACTGAGTTCCGTAATTTTAATGACAATGAATATTGTATTTTAAAATGTGGAGATTTTATGAACTGTGGATACACAGAAGAACAACAACCAATAAAAAATATTCAAATGGAGTACACAGACTTTAGATTTTTAGACAGAGATACTCAAGATAATATATTGAATGCCTTTATAAGCTACAAGGACTACGATTTTGAGCAGTTTATGGAGGGCTTTGTGAGTGAGGTCAATGGAGATAGCTTTGACCCCCAGAAAGAGGAATTAGAGGGTAACAGGGATTTTGCAGAAGGTTACACTTGTGCAAAAGAGCAGTCTGAAATTTTCTTAGTTGACGTAAAGGTAAAATAATTATGAACACATTACAAAAAGAAGTTCTTAAGCTAACAGTTCAAGGCAAAAATTACTTTGAGATAGCTGAGGAATTAGACATAAGACATGGCTTAGTTTATGTAATTACTAAGCAACTTTTAAAACTTACAGGTTGCAAATCTAAACCATTTCTGGTAGAATGGTATATAAAGAAAGGAAATAAACCAACATATCAACTAATAGAAATAAGTTTAAACCAAGATGTAAAAGTAATTAAAGATAATATATCACTACCTGAGTTTGTAGAATTTTTTAAAGACTACAAACAAATAGAAGGTAAGCAACTCCATTTAACCAACGATAACCACAGGTGCAGATATGGAAAAATATAGAGATATTAGAGATATTGGGATCACTTCTCACAAGATTGGTTGTCCTGAATGTGGCTCTAGTGATGCTAATCAAGTGTATAAATATGCTAGTAAACCTGATGACAGTTACTGTTTCGCTTGTCAAACATATTTCCCAAATAATGATGGCTTGGACAAAGTAGTACCAATAAAACAAAACATTAACACAACTTACGAGGCTAAGGTAATGAAAGGACTAGATGAGATTAAAAAATTACCTATCCTACCTATCCCAGATAGGGGAATAACCAAAGAGATAGCAGAGAAATACAGGGTAAGGGCAGGGCTATCTGAACAAGATGGTAAAACAATAACTCACTTGTATTGTCCTGACACATTAGATGGGAAGCTAATAGGTTTTGAGTGCAAAGAAACTAAGAATAAAAAGTTTCAATCAATAGGTTCTCGCAAGGGTTCCTTTGACTTATGGGGTTCTTGGACTTGTAATGGTGGCAACAAGTTGTTTATCACTGAAGGTCGCCTAGATGCAATGGCACTTCATCAAACCATAGAGAAGCTAACCCCAGACAAGTATCAGCAATATAAACCCAGTGTAGTCAGCCTTACAAGGGGTGTAAGCAATGCTAACAAAGACTTGTTGTCTACATCTAACCAAGAGTTGTTGGCTAAGTACAAGGAAGTTATCTTAGTCTTTGATAATGATGAGGCAGGGAAGCAAGCGGTTAAGGAATGTCTTAAAGTTATGCCATTATGTAAGGTTGCAAAACTACCACTTAAAGATGCCAATGAAATGGTGATGAAGGGCAGGGACAAAGAGTTGTATGAAGCCTGTCTATTTAATGCTACTAGTATTAGACGCGGAGAGATTATTGAGGTCAATGATGATCTAATTGCCAAAGCACTAGCAAGACCAGAGAAAGGGTTGTCTACTTGTTGGAGTACTCTAGACAAGATAACTCACAATGGCATACTAAGACCTAATTCTATAGTTGTGTTAGCCAGTTACGCTAAAGCTGGGAAATCTGAATTTAAAAATCAACTAGTTAAGCACATAATTATAGAGCATAATAGACCAGTGGGTGTTTATGATTTAGAAGTAGCACCCATAAAATCTCTTAAACAAATAGCCTCTAAGTTAGCAGGTACAAACTTCTTGTTGCCTGATAACTCTTATGACGATAGGTTGTTAGCGTCTACATTAGATAGGTTTAAGGGTAAGCTATTCTTGTATGATCGGACAGGCAGTAGAGATTGGCAAGATATTAAAACCTGTATGATAGAACAGCACTATCAACTAGGTATATGTGAGTTTTTTCTTGACCCACTAACAGCACTAATATCTAGGTTCAATAGTTCAGAAGCTAATGATAAACTTAATGAGATAATGACTGATATTGCTGATCTAGTAAGCACTTACCCTATCACTATCATATGCTTCAGCCATGTTAATCCACCCAACAAGGGTAGTAAGAGCCATGAAGAAGGTGGTAAAGTTCTTTCCGGACAGATGACAGGCTCTAGGGCTATCGAGAAGTGGAGTCACATAGGCTTGGGCTTGGAGCGTAATAGGTCAGCAGAGTGTCCTCCAGAAGAGGTTAATCACTCTCAAGTAAAAATCCTATATGATCGTGAGCATGGTACTAGTGGTACAGTAGATATGTTTTATAACCAAGATACTACTGAGTATTTAGAAACAATTAAAAGGAAATGGTAATATGAAAGAAATAGTTTTTGATATAGAGTGTAACGGAATTAATCCGGACACAATACACTGCATTATAGCGAATGGAGAAGAGGTAGATAAGACTTTCTTTGAGAACCTTAGTAGTGATAGTGTTCTAATAGGTCATAACATAGTCCGGTATGATATTCCAGTATTAGAGAGGCTGTTAGGCATCAAGATAAAGGCTCAACTAATAGATACTCTTAGCCTCAGTTGGTATTTGTATCCGCACTTGGTCAGACATGGCTTAGAACAGTGGGGTGAAAGATTAGGGATTGCTAAACCTACTATTACTGATTGGGATAACTTAACAAAGGAAGAGTATGTTCACAGATGTAAAGAAGATGTGAAAATAAATACTAAGCTGTGGGATACAATGAAGTCTAAGTTAAGTAAGATTTATGAAGGTGACTATCAACCCTTAGTTAAATACCTATCCTTCAAGATGAAGGTTGCTAGGTTGCAGGAAGTTTCAAAATGGAAACTAGATGTTGACAAAGCTGAGAAGTTACTGGTTGACCTAGAACAAAAAGACAAGGAAGCTATTGATGAATTGTCTAGGGTCATGCCTAAAGTTCCTAAAACAACTAAAAGAAACAGACCTAAGCTCCCGTTTAAACAGGACGGAAGCCTATCACAATCTGGTCAGCGTTGGAAAGTATTAACAGAAGCCAATGGATTTACTGTTGAATATGATTTACCAATAGAAGAAACAGTAGGAATGGACGAGCCTAATCCCTCTAGCTCTAAGCAAATTAAGGATTGGTTGTTTCAGTTGGGTTGGAAGCCAACGACCTTTAAGTATCTAAGAGGTGAGGGGTTTGGAGAGGAAAGAAAGATACCTCAAGTCAAGACTAAAGAAGGTGAGTTGTGTCAATCAGTCAAGAGGTTATCCGAGCTACACCCAGAAGTCCTAGTTCTCGACTCTATGGCAGTTGTTAAGCACCGTATAGGGTTGGTAAGGGGCTTACTAAAGAACGTCCAGAATGGCTTTGTAGAGGCTTCTATACAAGGATTAACTAACACTTTGAGGTACAAGCACGCTGTATGTGTTAATCTACCCTCCGCGAGAAAACCTTACGGATTAGAAATTAGAGGGTTGTTAGTAGCAAGAAATGGCTATCAGTTATTAGGGTCGGATCAATGTTCTCTAGAGGACAGAGTCAAACAGCATTTCGTTTGGGAGCATGACCCTGAGTATGTTAAAGAATTAAGTACACCAGACTTTGATCCACATCTTGACCTTGCATTAACTGCTAAAGCTGTTACTCAACAAGAAGTAGAAGAGTACAAGAGTGGTAACAAACTTGAGAGAATAACCAATATCAGGCATCAACATAAGTCTGCAAATTATGCCCTCCAATATGGTTGCGGTGTGGGGACGTTATCTAAAAACTTAGGGGTTACCAAAGCTGAAGCTACAAAATTATCTGAAGCCTACTGGGAACGTAACTGGAGTGTTAAAGCTATCAGTGAAAGTATGGTAACTAAAGTAGTTGAAGATAGTACATGGCAGTTTAACCCTGTGTCTAAACTTTGGTACTCATTACGAAGTGACAAAGATAAGTTCTCAACTCTATGTCAGGGTACAGGTACTTATTTGTTTGATATGTGGTTGGGGTTTATACTTCAGAAACGTGAACAGATAACTGCTAACTTTCATGATGAAATTATACTTGAGATTAAAAAGGGGGAAGAAGAAAATGTTAAAGAATTGTTAGAAAAAGCTGTACAAAAGGTAAATAGTATGCTAAAATTAAATAGAGATTTAGAAATTGATATGCAATTTGGAAGTGATTATAGTAAGATACATTAAACTTAAACTAAACGGAGAAGTAATATGGTAATGGAATATACTAACTTAAAAGAAGGTGAACATGAAGCTAGATTAGCCTATGTAGCTGGCTTAGGTTTACAGAAGCGTGAGTACAAAGGTGAGGTTAAGCCACCTTGTAAACAAATATCTTTGTGCTTTGAAGTATTAGGTTCAACTGTAAAGATTGATGGTGTCGTTAGACCTAGAACCATTTGGCATAAAGGCTTTAATGTATTCGGTAAGATGTCAGGATTATCTACTGAGTATGCTATGTACAAAGCCTTCGTACCTACTGCTGAAGAGGATACAACTGCTGATTGGGAGTCAGTACTAAAAGAACCAGTAAACATAATCATTAAGAATGAGGAAAAAAATGGCAATGTTTATGATACTGTTACAGGTGTTACCTCCATACCTAGTAAGTATAGAGATAGTGTAGATGAAAGTACAATTACTAACCAGTGTGTTGGTGATGCTGAAGATGCAGATAGCCCTGCTATTAAATCTTTGTTTGGATTGGCTAGATGGAAGCATGGTAATAGGTTGGCGACACAAACTAAACCAACTGAAACTCATGATCCAGTTGTAGCTGAAGATGAAGTTAACTTTGATAATGATGTACCCTTTTAGTATGAGGCTTTTAATTGATGGCGATATAATTTGCTACAGAGTGGGTTTCGCTAGTCAAAGTACGGATAAGGAAACGGGGTTAGTTGAAGCTGACCCCTTACCTCATGCACTACACTCTACTAAACTGTACGTTAATCAAATCATAGAGGACTCAGGTTGTACGGAATACAATATCTATCTCACACCTAAGACAACATTCAGAAATAAAGTTAGGGACGATTACAAAGCTAATAGGAAGGATAAACCTAAACCAGTACACATCAAAGCAATAAGAGATTACTTAATCAACACTTACAAAGCTAAGGTTGTTCAAGATATAGAAGCTGATGATGCACTGGGCTTAAGTCAAAACCCCTATACAATAATTGCTAGTATAGATAAAGACTTGTTGATGTGCGAAGGAAAGCATTATAATTTTGTAAAAAAAGATTTTACAAATGTAACTAAAGAAGAAGGTACTAGGTTCTTTTATCAGCAAATGATAACTGGTGATACCTCGGATAACATTCTAGGTATTAGAGGTCTTGGTAAAGTTAAGGCAAGTAAGTTATTAAAAGACACTGCAAGAAAAGATTGGGACAATATGATTATTGATCTTTACATAAAAGAATTTGGATATGAGGAAGGTCGTAACAGGTGTGTTCAAAACAGTCAGCTCTTGTGGATATTACAAAGAGATAAACAAATGCCAATGGACTTCAGCTATGAACAAATACAGAAGTAAATACGAAGCTAATATAGCTAAAGACCTGACAGATAGAAACATTAAGTTTGATTATGAAACTATTAAGTTACCTTACTTTATCAGTAAAAAAGGAAAGTGTAGTTTATGTGCGTCTGGTATAGTGTTTGTTAGTAAGACTTATATACCTGACTTTATAATAGGTTCATTAGTGGTAGAAGCTAAAGGAAGGTTTGTAAGTTCAGACAGAACTAAGATGTTAGCTGTAAAGGAAGCAAACCCAAAGCAAGATATTCGTATGTTGTTTATGAGAGATCAATGGTGTACTAAAAAGAAAAGAAAGAAGTATTCAGATTGGTGTAACGACCATAATATTAAGTTTGCTTTTGGTACATCTGTACCATTAAATTGGATTAAGGGGAGAAAGTAGCCATGCAAAAAGAAGAGGTTATGTTCTGTTT